GCAGCCGAGGCTCGCAAAAAGAGAGAGGGTCTTGTTGCTAGAGAAGCATCAAGATTCTCAGGAACCTCTGGTATGGCTAGCGGAGCGCTAGCGCGAGACCGAGCGGGTTCATTCTAAGGCCTGCTAACGGGACGACTGGTCCGTTAGAGAGATATAAAACCAGCAGTAGGAGCCATACGGCGTTCCCCAAACCGTATGAGGCCTGCGACAACCAACAAAAAAGGGAGAAGGACCTATGTCCAACTACGACTACGAGGACGATGACTTTGAGTCCAATGACTCAGGGAACGATCTTGTAAAGCAACTACGTAAGGCAGCCAAGCAAAAGGATAAGGAACTGCAGGAACTACGTTCCCAGTTTGAGTCTTTGAACAAGGCGCAACGTGAAAGAGCAATCAAGGATGCCCTCGCAAGTCGCGGGGTAAATCAGAAAATTGCTGCATTTATCCCACAGGATATAGACCCAACTGAAGAGTCTGTATCTAAATGGCTAGGTGAATACGCCGACGTGTTCGGCTTTGAAACCGCAGCCGAAACCCAGAAGCCGAATGTGGACCCAGCACAGGCCCAGGCTTATCAGCGATTGACAGGTGCCGCCGATGCTGGCTTTACGCCAGAGCGAGGCGAAGACATTATGTCAAAGTTGATGAACGCCAACAGCCGTGAAGAGTTGGACCAAATCATTCAGCAATCTGGACTCTAACCCGATCCTAACGAAAGGCGCATAAAATGGCCGTACCTAATGGTACATCCACAACTACTGCGACTATCACAACGCTCGTCCAGACCGCGTACGATCAGTACGTCCGTATGGCACTTCGTTCCATCCCATTGATGCGTTCGATTGCAGATGTGAAGCCAGTACAGCAAGCAATGCCAGGATCGTCAGTTGTTTTCTCCATCTACTCAGACCTCAGCGCTGTTACAGCGACTTTGGTTGAGACTGCTGACGTCACCAACATTGCTCTCGGTAACCCAACAAACGTAACTGTAACTCTCCAAGAGTACGGTTCAGCGGTTACCACAACCAAGAAGTTGAACCTCACTTCGTTCAACGATGTTGATGCAGCACTCGCTGACATCATCGCGTACAACGCTGCTGATTCGCTCGACCAGATCGTTGCTTCCGTCCTCACCGGCGGCTCCAACGTCATCTACGCATCAAGCGCAACCAGCACCAACTCAATCGCTGCAGGAATGACCATCACCACTGCAGACATCCGTGAGGCTGTTGTACAACTCCGTACCAACAAGGCTGTTCCTCGTATCGGGGAACTCTATGCTGCGTACCTCCACCCACGTCAGTCTGCTGACCTCCGTGCAGAGACCGGTACTGGTGGATTCCAGGAACTCAGCAAGTACGTTGACCGCACACCATTCGTGGCTGGTGCAGTCGGCGTCCTCGAAGGTGCGTTCGTCGTGGAGACCCCACGCGTTCCATTCGCAGCCAACAGCAACAGCATCAACGTCTACAAGGCGGTCATTGCTGGTCGTGAGGCTCTTGCAGAGGCAAAGGGACAAGACATCTCTACCGTTATCGGACCAGAGATCGACGCTCTCCGTCGCTTCCGCACCATCGGTTGGTACTTCTTCGGTGGCTGGTCATTGCTCCGTCAGGCAGCAATCTACCGCATCGAGTCGGCAACCTCGATCAACTAAATAATTGGTTGACTGCGGAGTACCTGGTCGCCAGGTACTCTGTGGTAAGCCCGTTAGGAGTGATATGACATATAAACTGATACCACCTACCAGGAACGAGACCTGGCTTGCGCATCCGCAGAACTATGCGTACTCACGTCTTGCTGGCAAGCCTATCAGTGGTGCTGGTGTCCCTACCAGACTCACCGATATCCCACGTGGCTACACACTTTTGGTAACCGGAACAACGGTAACCGAGAACCGCACACCGAGTCAGGATGATTTGGCTGCGGCAGACTACTACTTCCTCGGTGGTCACTACTACGAAATAACAGACGCCCAGGCAGCAGTACTCATAGCGGCAGGATATTCAGAATGGGTAACACCGATATAAATAACTGCACCAGCGGTTGCAAGACCAAAGATCACGCAACCTACGCTGAGTGCTTACAACAGAATATGCCAATGATCTCGCCATCATCAACACCATCCCGCTCAGGCTGGGATAGGGCGCAGATCAAAAAGGACGAGAAAGAGTTGGACTCATACTACTCCGCCGTAAGGCAAGGTATAGAGCCACGTAGTACCAGACAAAAAGATATCGACGCAGCAGTCAAACTCTCAAACGAGGGTGGGCAAGCGTTCGATGGAATCAACCTTACCTTCAAGGAGTAACAATGCCAGCAAATGATCCAGCACAGTACGACGGCAAGTTCGTACCAGAAGAAGACGAGTTTATGCCTTGGCCTTCCGACACCAATGACAAGCCATTTATGACCTACGACAAGTTGATGACTGGCGCTCCAGGCAAGCCAGCACCGAAGCAATAAGGAGACATCGTGCCAGGTAACAAGCCAAAGATCAAAGGCAAGATCAAGAAACTCCCTACCGATACCGATATCATTATGCCTGGTCACAAGTATCCCAAGGGTTTTATGAAGCAGATGGAAGCCCAACGCAAAAAGACTAACAAGAAGAAGTAGGTCACTATGAAGAAGAAGGCAGCAGTCAAGAAGGTCGCCAAGGTTATGGGCGAGTACAAGCGTGGAACCCTGCACTCAGGCAAGAAGGGTCCAGTCGTCAAGTCCAAGAAGCAAGCCGTCGCTATCGCTATGAGCGAGGCTGGTATGGCTAAGAAGATGGCGAAGAAGAAGAAGTAATGGCAAAGTCCCCTGCGTGGCAACGCAAAGCAGGCAAGAACCCCAAGGGTGGTCTCAACGCCAAAGGTCGTGCCTCTGCTAAAGCGCAGGGGATGAACCTCAAGGCACCCGTCAAGAAGACTGAGGCAGCGAAATCGAAGAAGGCTGCCGGACGACGCAAGTCGTTCTGTTCCAGAATGTGTGGAATGAAGTCGAAGTTGACTTCCGCTAAGACCGCTAAGGATCCGAACTCCAGAATCAACAAGTCCCTTCGGGCTTGGGATTGTAGTTGCAAATGAAGAAGAAAGCATTTTGGGATAAACCCAATCCAAAGTCAAAGTCTAAGAAACTGACACCGAAGCAGAAGTCAGCAGCCAAGGCACGAGCCAAGGCAGCGGGACGCAAGTACCCGAATCTCGTTGACAACGCAGCAGTAGCAAAGAAGAAGTAGGAGCGTAAATGGCAGGCGTATATGGAAGCACGTTCGTCTCGGAGTTGAACCGCCTAGCAAACGGTGGTACCTATCCGGCTGTCAACACTCTTGATGCAGCGGGGGCGGCTCGTGCGTGGGCCGCAGCCCGTGCAGTAACACTGTCTAACACAGACCTCGTAGGAGTACTCAATGAGATTGCTGGGATTACTGATAAAAGGAACTATCTTGATCTCGCTGGTGTATGCAACCTTATCGCTTCTACTACTGGGCTGGAGCCAGCGGCTGCTCTCAGAGGACTGGAGTCCTGATGAGTGCTAAGTACAACTTAGTCTGCGATCAGGCAACCACATTCAACTTTCAGTTCCAAATCAAGAACGACAGCACACCTTGGAACTTGACCAACTACACCGCAACGATGACGGTTCGCCCCTTTGTCGGGGCTACCACCACGACGGTCGTAGCAACCACTGCCAATGGGCAAATCGTCCTTGACGCTATCAATGGTAGGGCTACGGTGACTCTGAGCGATACTGTCACAGGAGCCATCTCATCGGGGCGCTATTCTTACGACTTCGTGCTGGACTCCGGCTCGGTCGTAACCCGCATCCTAGAGGGTAAGTTCATAGTAACGGGAGCCGTGACTAATCCGTGACCACTATCATCGTAATCGAGTCCATCACCCCACAAGTAGCGGTTGAGTTCAGCGCTGACCAGGGACCGCAAGGGACACCTGGAAATACGGGTCCTATCGGCCCAACGGGTCCTACGGGCGCTACAGGTCCTGCAATTACCGGAGCCACTGGCGCTACCGGACCTACTGGTTCTACTGGCTCTACGGGGCCTACAGGCCCTACAGGGGCTACTGGAGACACGGGTCCTACGGGTCCTCAAGGTATTCAAGGAGTAACAGGTGCAACAGGTCCTACAGGCGATACTGGCCCTCTTGGTCCTACTGGTCCCACTGGCAGTACTGGCCCTACTGGTGACACTGGGCCGACTGGAGCGGTGGGTCCAACAGGAGCCACAGGCGATACGGGTCCAACAGGACCGACTGGGTCAACTGGTCCAACAGGTCCGACTGGCCCGACGGGTGCAACAGGCGACACAGGACCCACTGGTCCTACAGGACCAACGGGAGCGACAGGCCCTACTGGTCCGACTGGGCCTACAGGAGCCGACTCTACTGTTCCAGGACCGACAGGTCCGACGGGAGCAGTAGGTCCAACAGGACCAACCGGACCGACAGGTGCTGATTCAACGGTTCCTGGACCTACGGGTCCTACTGGACCTACGGGTGCAACTGGTCCTACGGGAGCAACTGGACCAACAGGTGCTGCTGGTCAGGCAACAGTTTTCTACTGGCGCAAGACCGCTGCTGGTGGAGAAACATCGCTATCAGGTCTTGACGATAACAACGTCACGCTTGCCTACACTCTCAATCAAGAGCAGTTCTATATCAACGGTGTATTACAGGTTCGCGGTGTGGACTACACCGCAACTACAGGAACTAGCATTACTGGGCTAACGGCTTTGACCGTCAATGATATAGCAACCGTGTGGTCACCTAATGGCTTTGATGTAGCCAATACATACACAACAGCGCAGATGAACGCCTTGCTTGATGAGGTATATATCCGCGACACTATGGATATCTACTAGGAGATATAGATGACACGATCACGCGACGTTGCCAACATTGACACACTCCTTACCACTAAGGGCGATATCTACGCTGCTTCTGCAGCCTACACGCCAACTCGCCTAGCGGTTGGGTCTAATAATCAAGTCCTTACTGCTGACTCCAGTACTGCAACGGGATTGAAATGGGCCGCTGGCAGCGGTATGACCCTGCTCAGTACCACAACTTTGTCTGGAGCATCAACAACAATAAATTACACCCTTACTGGTTATGTAAGTTTGTATTTAGTTATATCTGGGACCAACTGTGCTGCTGATTACGAAATTCGAATTAGACCAAACGCCCATTCTGGTAATGATTTTACTTGGGCTTATACCGGATATGATGGGTCTAGCGGAAATAATGCAACCTCTGGATGGTTCTTGAGCCAAAGTGGTGCGTCGGGTTTTGATGCTAATAACACAAACAACGCTGGATATATGTGGATTGCTAATCCCAATGAGACTGCCTATAAGGTTTACTCTGGAATGTATGAAGGTTTCCAAAGCAATGTTGCACAAAGAAGAATGTTGTTTTCATTTGGGGCTTGGCGTAACACTAGTGCCATAACCTCATTAGTGTTTGATACAAATGGAAATGGAAACTGGACTGGTGGAACCGTTCTTAGTTACGGAGTAAAGTAATGACCAAGCCTATAATTAGAATCCATAATACGGATAACGATGAAGTCATTGATCGAGAGATGACTGACCAAGAGTATCAAGATTACCTACTTGACTTAGAAAGAATTGAGATTCAAAAAAAGGAAATAGCAGAAAAGTCTGTCCAAAGACAAGAACTTCTAGGTCGTTTAGGTATAACCGAAGAAGAAGCACAACTACTCCTCGGAGGTAAATAATGGCAACAACTAGCAAAGCACTCTTTCGAGGGGCCGCATCTACGACAACGACGACTACGCTTTATACCGTACCGTCTGCGACGACGACGGTGGTGACTGATATTGTTGTGACCAACACCGCAGGGTCTGCTGGTACGTTCACGATGTCGCTCAACGGAACCCGCATCGCCGAGAGCGTGACCGTCGCAGCCAATGACTCCACCGTTATCCAGATCAAGCAGGTGCTGTCAGCGACACAGACCATCACAGGTGGTGCGTCAGCGACCACCGTCAACTTCCACATCTCAGGAGTGGAGATTTCCTAGTGTCAATCTTTAGGTTTTCCAACGCAGGCGGATTTGGTACCTATCAGCGCTACAACGACTTCCTCGCTGGCAACCCAACAACGCCTGTCAATCTTGATTTTGGGTCAATGTTCCCGCTTGGGGTGTTTACGCTGTCGTCAGCACAGGCAACCGTTACCTTTAGCAATATACCGCAGACCTACACACATCTTCAGATTCGATGGATTAGCAAAAGCACAAACACTGGTTCGTATAACTGGATAAACTTCAATGGAGACACATCAAGTTTGTATGCAAATCATTATCTCTATGGGCAAGGATCAAATCCACTCCTTGCTGGAGCAGACATCAACCAAGCGAGGATCAATCTTTACGGATCAAGCGTAACTTCGTCACAGGCTAACACTTTTGCTTCTCACGTTATTGACATTCTGGACTACCGTAACACCAACAAGTTCAAGACCGTTCGCGCTTTAGGTGGACAAGACAGCAACGGTTCAGGAGTAATATTTTTATCAAGCGGTTTATGGCGAAGCGCTAATGCCATTACATCAATAACAATTACTCCAAATTCAGATAACCTTGCTACTAACTCATCCTTCGCTCTTTACGGAGTACAAGCCTAATGTCGACATATGTACCTATTCAAACCATCACGCTAGGCTCTAATAGCGCGACAGTTGATTTTACTGGAATACCGCAAACATTTACTGACTTTGTTCTTGTAGGTAATTTTACAACAAATCAATCTGCTCCATTTAGATTACTTGTTGGCAACAATACTATTGACACAGCAGCAAATTATTCAATGACTCAAATGGCGGGAACCGGAAGCGTTACGGAAAGCACAAGGTCATCTAACGCTAACTTTATTGCATCTGGATATATCAATGCCGCTGGTCGCTCTATATGGCAAATGCACTTTATGAACTATGCTAATACCACAACTAATAAAACAGTTTTGATTAGGTACAGCACAGATGTATCAGCGTCACAGTCTGCCAATGCAAGAGTGGGTTTATGGCGTAGCACATCTGCAATCAACTGTATTCGTTTAGAAACAAACGCATCTCCACAGGTATTTGAGTCTGGCTCCACCTTCACGCTCTACGGCATCGGCTCAGGATCACCGAAGGCATTTGGTGGGGACCGCGTTGTTACTGATGGCACATACTGGTACCACGTCTTTACTTCGTCTGGTAGGTTTGAGCCTGTTACAAACCTTTCCTGTGATGTGCTTGCAATCGGTGGCGGCGGTGGTTCTGGTAATGGAACCAATGTTGGTGGCGGTGGCGGTGCTGGTGGATTGCTTTATGCAACATCAAAGTCTTTTGCTGGCAACACTAACTTCGTTGTAACTGTTGGTGCTGGTGGTGGTCCTGACGCTTCTGGAGTAAGCACAACTATTGACAACATCACGGCTTTTGGTGGTGGTCGAGGTGGCGATGAAGCCACTGTTGGTGGCAGTGGTGGCTCTGGTGGTGGCTCTACTTGGGCATCTAGTTTCAATACGCCAGGAACATCAACTCAAACAAATAACGGTGGTGGAACTGGATACGGAAACGCCGGTGGCTCTAACACTGTCGGAGCCGGAAGCAATCATTACCCATCTGGTGGCGGTGGAGGAGCAGGGGCAGTAGGTGGGAATGGAACTGCAGCACTTCAAGGCGGTAATGGTGGAGCAGGTCTAGGTGGAAATACCCTGGCAGCACTCAATGCTTTTGGTGCTGCAACTTCTACAGGAGTCCTCTCTGGTGGTAATTACTACTATGCAGGCGGCGGTGGTGGTGGTTCGTGGTTAGGTTCTTCCACTTGGTCATCTGGTGGTGTTGGTGGTGGCGGTCGTGGCGGGGCCAATATCGCTGGCGGTGACAATCCAGCAGATGGTGTGGCAAATACAGGTGGCGGTGGTGGTGGTAACGGAGCCGCTGCTGTTTCTGGTCGATCAGGCGGATCAGGTATCGTAATTGTGAGGTATGCAGTATGACCTACGGAACAATGGAGAAGATCCAGACCGTTACTGTCGGCTCTGGTGGTGCTGCATCTATTGACTTTACTAACATCCCTGCTACCTATGACGATTTGAAGATTGTATTCTCTGGTAGAGAAGCAACTACGAACAATTTTGAGTTTGCAGTAGAAATCAATGGTTCGTCGTCTGCTATTTACAACTGGCGGTTCCTGCAAGGAAACGGCTCATCTGCAATAAGCGACAACAGATCAACAGCACAGCAAGCACCTTCGGCAACGCAGAATTGTATTTCCCTAACTACAGAAGTTCAAACAACAAATCAGTATCGGGCGATACGGTCGGCGAGAACAACGGCACACAAGCATTTGCAAGATTAGTTGCTTTTCTGTTTGCTAGTACTAATGCAATTACTTCCATTACCCTAAAACTTAGTACTGGCAACCTCGCCCAACACTCCACAGCCACGCTCTATGGCATCACCCGTGTCCCTGCCGGAGCCAAGGCTACTGGCGGTGTGATCTATGACGATGCGACATATTGGTATCACGCATTTACATCATCTGGGACATTTACACCAAGCCAGTCATTGTCTTGTGATGTGCTTGTTGTTGGCGGCGGAGGCGGTTCTGGTCTCTCTGGACTTGGAACCGGAGGCGGTGGTGCTGGTGGTCTTTTGGATTTCCTCAACCAATCAGTGACTGCGCAAAATTACACAGTCACCGTTGGTGGTGGCGGTGCTATAAATGCAAACGGTGGAGATAGCCAGTTTGGAGCGCTTACTCTCGTCAAGGGTGGTGGACGCGGTGCTGATGATAACGGGGCTGCTGGTTCACAAGGCTCTGGCGGTGGAGGAAACTGGTCGCCAAATACAGGTGGAGGAACAGCCACATCTGGTCAAGGTAATAACGGCGGTACTGGATCAACGCAGTCCAACGTTGGCGTTGGTGGCGGTGGCGGTGGAAAAACTGCAGCAGGACAAAATTCCAACTCCAATGTAAAAGCAGGTGACGGCGGTGCAGGTACATCTTCTTACAGTTCTTGGGGCAGCGCAACATCACTCGGTCAAAACATATCGGGAACATTTTGGTTTGCCGGAGGCGGTGGTGGTGGTGTTTACGATGTAGTAGGGGCAAGGACTGCAGGTACTGGGGGCAACGGAGGTGGAGGCACAGGAGGGCAACGCCTTTCTGCTACTGCTAACAACGCTACCCCTGGCCTTGCTAACACCGGAGGTGGCGGTGGTGGTGCAGGTCAGAACGGTGCTGGTTCAAACGCTTCAGCCGGTGGTTCTGGTGTTGTAATCGTAAGATACGCAAAGTAAAGGATAGAAATGGCACACGCAGCACAGATTGACGAGAACAACATCGTCACACAAGTTCTTGTTGTACCTGATGAGCAGGAACATAGAATCCAAGACTATCTCGCTAACGACCTCGGATTAGGCGGTCGCTGGATTCAGACCTCCTACAACAACCGCATCCGCAAGCAGTATGCAGGGATCGGTTATACCTATGATGAAGAAGCCGATGTCTTCGTAGCACCTCAGCCTTTTGCCTCGTGGACGCTCGATGAGAACCACGACTGGCAACCACCGAAGCCACGTCCAGAGGACGGGCTGATGTATTTCTGGAATGAAGAGACTCAAGATTGGGAGGCAGTAGTTTATGAGTGAGCAACTGACAAAGATTGTGGTGGATTGCGCCACTGGTAAGCAGACGATTCTGCCTTTGACCCCTGCCGAGATTGCACAGCGCGACCAAGATGCAGCAGCCGCTGCTGAGGCGCAGGCTCTGCGAGAGGCAGAGGAGGCCGCTAAAGCAGCCGCTGCAGAATCGGCTAAGGCTAAACTCGCAGCACTCGGTCTAACAGAAGATGAGATCGAAGCACTGTAGAATCAGGGTATGAAAGTTGCTGTCTACACAATAGCCAAGAATGAAGAACAGTTCGTCAAGCGCTGGTACGAGTGCAGTACCGAAGCAGACTATCACGTCATTGCAGATACTGGATCGACAGATAGAACAGTTGAACTCGCCGAGGAACTCGGTATCAGTACGTATCGCATCAGCGTTCTGCCTTTTAGGTTTGATGATGCACGGAACGCTTCCTTAGCGTTAGTCCCTGCTGACGCAGACTACTGCATCGCTTTGGATATGGATGAAGTTCTCCAGCCAGGGTGGAGGCAGGAGTTAGAGCGGGCCTTTGAAGAAGGCACCGACAGACCGCAGTACAGATTCATCACGGACTGGACAGCGGCAGGAGAGCCTGCCATAGAGTTTGATGGATTCCGTATCCACAGGCGCCAAGGCGTCAGGTGGAAGTATCCGATACACGAAGTCCCTATGACCTACGAAGGTGGGGACGTTCGCAAACTCTACAACTTTGAAGTTCATCACAGGCCCGATGTCAAGAAGTCCAGAGGTCAATACCTAGACCTGCTACGCAGGGCGGTTGATGAAGAGCCGGATGCAAGGAACCTCTACTACCTAGGCAGAGAGTTGTTTTTCCGTAAAGCCTACGATGACTGCGCTAAGGTCATCAAGGAGTACATCACTAAGTCTAACTTTCCGGCAGAGAAATCTTTTGCGCTACGGATGCTCGCTAAGTGCGAGCCTGACAGGGCAGAGGAATGGCTACTGCAGGCAACTGAAGCCTGCCAGACCCGCGAGGCGGTCTTGGCTTTGGCTAACCACTACTACACACAGAAGCAGTGGAAAGAGTGCAACTACACCGCAAAGTTGGCACTGACGAAGACAGAGAAGGTCACTGGGTTCCTATCAGAAGAATGGGCCTGGGGCCATATGGCAGATGATCTTGTTGCGGTCTCAGCGTGGCAGTTAGGCAACTGGAAAGAAGCCTATAAGCACGGCAAGAAAGCGGTAGAAATAAGTCCAGACGAAGAACGACTGGTGAGCAACCTGGCGTTTTACAAGGAGAAACTCAATGCCCACACTAAGCGAAATGATCGACGAGGTAAAAGGTAACCTGCAAGGTTACTCCTTGCGTCAGGACCGCATCACCTATCTTACCGACGGAATCGACACTGACGACCTGACACTTCAGGTTGGGTCAGCCGACAACCTTGCTAAAGGTCTTATAGAGATTGACGACGAACTTATTTGGATTGACTCTTTCAACAAGACTAACAACACGCTCAACGTGATGGGCGGAATAAAAGATGGAGTTCTATATCCAATCGGCAGAGGATTCCAAGGAACTACCGAGTCCCCTCACGCTCCATTTGCTCAGGTCACCTTGGCTCCTTCCTTCCCACGTATCAATATCAAGAAGGCTATCAACGACACCATCAACGGTCTCTACCCAAAGTTGTGGGCTACTTCCTACTACACCTTTACCTTCAATGCCAGCCAGACTACCTATGCGTTGCCTGACGATGTAGAGAACATCCTCTATATGTCGTGGCAGACGACAGGTTCTAGCCAAGAGTGGTTGCCTATCAACAAGTGGCGAGCAGATGGTATGGCTAACATCGCTACATTCAACTCAACCAACACTGTCAATATCTATGACAACATCCAGCCAGGACGTACCGTGCAGGTCTACTACGCAACCGAGGCAAATACCCTCGATAACAGCACGGATGATTTTGCCGATGTAACAGGACTGCCAGAGTCTTCTTACGATGTGGTGACTCTAGGCGCTGCCTACAAGTTGCTCTCATACCTTGATGCTGGTCGCATCAATCTCACCAGTGCAGAGGCAGACTTTGCAGATTCCAAGATACCAAGCACCGCTGGTGCTGGCGCATCCCGCTACGTCTTCGCCCTGTTCCAGCAAAGGCTCAATGACGAAGCACTCAAGTTGTCCGATAAGTTCCCAATCAGGCTCCACTACACGAAGTAAGGAAGGCAAATGACCCGCAAGTACTCATCTATCAGCGTCCAGACAACGCTTGCTAATGGGATCAATGCAACCGAGACAACGATGACTGTTCCGGCAGGCACTGCTACTCCGCTCCTCGGTGGAGAAACATTAGCAGCCGGTAATGTTGATATCTTTACTGTGGTTATTGATCCCGATACTGCTGACGAAGAGGTTGTTTTCGTTACCAATGTTAGCGGTAATACCTTGACTATCTCTCGTGGTCAGGCTGGCACAGGAACACCTGGTGTATCTGGTATCGCTCACTCCGCTGGCGCTACGATTCGCCACTCGCTAACCTCATCCGACCTAGACTTCTTCCGTAACGGCGTAGCCACAGCCGATGCTGCTATTGCCAAGAGCATCGTAGATGCTAAGGGTGACCTTATTGTAGCAACGGCTGCTGATACGCCAGCGCGTCTAGCAGTAGGTACCAACGGGCAGGTTCTCAAAGTGGACTCAACAACTGCTACTGGACTTACCTGGGGTACAGACTTTGGCAAGATCCTGCAGGTGGTAGAAGGAACAACCACGTCATCTGCCAGTGGTTCCTCGTTCGGAACCTTCTTTGATACAAACCTTACTGCGACTATTACTCCATCTTCCGCCTCAAGCAAGGTGCTAGTTCTAGTAAACCAGAATGGTATCTACCTATCGCCTGGAGCAGCAGCGGGTGCAGTCAACTTGATTATTGACAGGGCTGGAACTGGTATATCTGGAACAGCATATGGTCTTACCAACTTTGGTGGAAATGTTCAACTAGGTCAGTGCCTATCATTATCAAAGTTAGACACCCCAGCAACAACATCAGCGACTATATACAAAACAAGAATGGCGCCTGCTGGCGCAACAGGCACTACTGTTGGAGCGCAGTATCTTGGCGAGCGAAGCACAATAATTCTTATGGAGGTAGCAGGATAATGGCAACAGCAACAGAGGTACTCCAGATGCTCCGCCCAGAGGGTGGGTGGATTATGCACGACAACGACTACGACAAGATTCAGTGGTTGGAATGTGCGCCAGTATCACGCGCTGATTTTGATGCGGGCTTTGCCCAATACGATGTATGGAAGGCTGAACAAGAAGAGGCAAAGCGAGCGGCAAAGGCTGCTGCCGAAGCCAAACTCGCAGCACTTGGTCTGACTCCAGACGATATCAAAGCACTACTCTCCTAGTACCCGAAGGGCCTTATAGTGGCATCTTTTGACATCACAGAGGGTATTCCGTATGCCCTCTCAAACCCAGCATCTGCCAACACATACCAACTCTCAACGGTTCAGTATGACGTGGCAATCGCTGGTTTGCCGTTCTTCCTTGGCGCTAGTGATGACAGTCCATATCGCCGTGTCACGGCGCAGTACCGTAAGCAACAGTACGATCAGACCCGTGAGGCTGGAGAGCAATCCCTAACAGGATGGTGGTTCCGTAGCCAGTCATCGTTTCACTTTGGTCAAGGCATCAAGTATTTCGAGCCTGCCCAAGACGAGTCTTTGCGGTTCCAGTACACCGAATCTAAAGGATGCAACGTATGGGAAAAGGGTCAGGTAACCCTTCTCAACGATGTAGACGCTACGCACCATACCACTGCTGACCTCAACACCAACCTAAGACCACAGCAGTTCCTGCGGTCAATCGAGTGGGAACAACTCAAGAACACTGGCGCTACTACTTACAATACCTTCCTTGGTTGCTTGATGCTTGATGGGTTTGATATTGACAAGATCTTCCCTACCATCACCGCAACTGTCACCAACAAGGCTCTAACAAGTAACGTGGCTACGCTGACAACAAGCGCTGCTCACGGTCTGGCTGTTGGTATGGAGATTGAAGTAACGGGTGTCGATGCTACTTTCAATGGTACCTACACCATCTCTACGGTTCCTACCACGACCACCTTTACATATGCCAAGACCGCTACCAACGTAACCTCTACACCGTCAACAGGTACTATCACGAGCAACGTCCAGCACTTTGTCGACTATAACGCTGGTACTGATGACAAGGTATACGCGATGTGTGACGATGGTGTCTACTGCTATTGGATTACCAACGTCACCTCCGGTGGCTCTACCAAGTTGACGATGTACAAGAAGTTGATTGCTGACCATTCTGGGATAGCAAATACCCAAATGTTCCAAACAACAGGCTTGGTTGCTACCAACGTGGTGATGGAGTTCACCAAGGAACGTATCGTAGCCTGCATCAATAACAAGGTCTACGAGATTCCTACAAATGCAACCGCCTTGACAGGCGCTGGCGGAGGAACACTAGCCTATACCCACCCAGTAGATGACTTCACCTATACCAGCATCGCATCGTCAGGTGTCGCCATCTACGTTACGGGGTTTTCTGGAACGCAGTCCAATATCCAGAAGTTTACACTTAGCACATCGACTGGTTCTATGCCTACCTTGGCCAGCGCCATCACTGCGGCTGAGATGCCATCAGGTGAGCGCATCTACAAGATTGCCTATTACCTAGGCTATATGTTGATAGGAACCACTAAAGGAATCAGGGTTGCCGCAGTCTCTGATGATGGGTCTATTGCGTATGGCCCGCTCATCTGGGAAAACACCCAACCTGTCTATGACTTTGCTTTCCGTGACAAGTTCGCTTGGGCTGCAACTTCGGTTGAGGATGAGCCAGGTGTTATCCGCATTGATCTTGGAACGCAGTTATCTCCACTGGTCTTTCCGTATGCTTATGATTTATACAAACCAACCGGCAACACAACGCGTGAGACAACAGCGTGTGCCTTTATCAATGGCACCGATCGCCTAGCATTTACCACCAACGCGGTTGGTGCTAGTGATGGATCAGTCTACATTGAATCAGCAACTAATAAGATAGAGACAGGTTATCTACGGACTGGTTATGTTCGCTATAACACCCTAGAATCTAAGATCTTCAAGTTCCTGCAGGCTCGCTTTGATTCAACCAACGGCTCGATTGACATCGAGTCCTACACAGCAGATGAGCAGACCTTCAACATTGGCTCCTTTGATAAGGGAACTCCGGTGCCAGAAGTATCTATTGCCTATCCGCAGGATCCACAAGAGTACCTCGGCTTCAAGTTCATCTTTACGAGAGACCCAAACGATTCAACCAAGGGTCCACTCTTTACGGGCTACCAACTCAAGTCCCTGCCTGCTGTTCCTAGACAGCGCCTGATTCAACTTCCAGTCTTCTGCTATGACCACGAGAGCGACAGCCTCGGCGTGGAGATCGGCTACGAAGGTAGCGCCTATGACCGCTTGATTCAACTAGAGTCGGTTGAGAACAATGGCGACACCATCAGAGTCCAAGACTTCCGCTCTGGCGAAGAGTTCCTGTGCATCATAGAGGAGTTGGACTTTATCAATCAGACCCCATCCGACAAGCGATTCTCCGGTTTCGGAGGAAAACTCGTCGTCACTGTCAGAACAATCTAGGAGCCATCAATGACCCCTACTGAATGGGCAGGCCTTGCCGTTGCCGTATTCACCCTTGTATCGGGCTTCGCAGCCCTTGTTCGCTGGTTAGTCAAGCACTATCTCAACGAACTCAAGCCGAATGGGGGGTCAAGTATCAAAGACAAAGTGAACCACCTCGAAGAGAAGGTGGACCTACTAACCGATCTCGTCAAGGAAGCACTGAGGAAATGAATGATCCCATTAGCGAAGAGACCCAGCAATGCTGCCGTCGCTCTGTTGCGACAGGCGACTGCTCTTGCTCCGAAAAGGAAGAAGGCGAGCGATGGACTGCTTCCTTCTGCTGCTCACGTCCATCAGAACCCGAACTCGGATCATAACTCAGGACACGCAGTAGACCTGACCCACGACCCACTCGGTGGGATCGACTGCAGGGTCATCTACTCTGAACTACAGAAGGACAAGAGGGTCAAGTACCTCATCTTCAGGAACCGCATCTGGTCCCGTAGTAGGGGTGAGAATACCTATGGCGGTGCGAATCCACACAACAAGCACCTACACGTCTCCATCTACCCAGAGTTTGAGAATGACACCTCAGACTGGTTCCCTTGGACCGGAGGTCCTAAGAAGTGGAACAAGGTCAAGAGCAAGTTCATTAGGGTAAAACGCAAGAAGAAAGACCCAACCAGTCCGAAGGAGGACTAATGAAAATCAACGAGCAATTCAAGCAGATGTCTTTGACGTGGTTTCGTGCTGCGGCATCGGCTGCAGTAGCGCTCTACATAGCAGGGGAGACTGATCCGAAAGTGTTAGGTACTGCCGCATTAGCGGGTTTTCTTGGACCTGTTCTCAAGTGGCTCGATCCGTCTGCGGTGGAGTTTGGTAAGAAGAAGAAGTAACTCAAGATAACTGCGAGGCAATGGCCCTCATCCCTAACGGGGTGGGGGCCTCTTTTTTTATGCCCTTAGATATCCGCTAACCCCCCGTTTTGGGCGGGATTATCCACTGGGCAAGGAACTCGTACCAGGTTACCGCAGGAGACGCAGGTAGCGTCCAAGAACCACCAGACAATCTCGTAGTCCTCGAAGCAGACCATCACATTGAAGACCTCACAGCCACACGGACAGATGTGGATAGGGCCAAGATCGCGCAGGTCTGAGCCGAAAGGCTTTGGTATGCTCTGCTCGTTTTTCAGCAGGCGGAGTAGACGGAGCCACACAGACTGCTCGGCTGGCGCACCAGCGCCTCGCAGTCCAGGACGGGCGCTTCGGCGCTTACGCGCCCGTCTATGTTTTGACTCGCTCACGCTCGTAGTTTACTCACTGTTACCGTGTTGCTCCGCAACGACACGCCGGAGGCGTGTATGATTAGCACTATGACTACCCTCTGCGCCGTCCAGACACCAGACTACGCTGTGCTGGCTGCTGATAGCCAGATCACAGAAGACAACCTACGCACTATCAGCATTACTACGCCGAAGATTGTCTCAGTCGGCAAGTACCTATTAGGAATCACAGGAGACACCAGACCAGGTGACATACTCACCTACAACTGGAAGCCGCCTGCCTATCGGGGCGGCGACCCTGTTAGGTTTATGGGTAGGTCAGTGATCCCATCTATCATCACGGCTTTCCGTGAGCAGGGCTACGACTACTCAGGGGCAGAGAAGGACAAGGACTCAGGCTTCGACTACCTGCTCGCCTTTGACGGCGAGATCTTCCATATCGCCTGCGACCTATCATTCTTCCAGTCTGAGTTCGGTGTCTACGGTATCGGGACGGGTGGACAGTTTGCCCTCGGATATCTATATTCTTTGAAGAAACCCATCACGCAACTCTCACGAGCAGAACACTACGCACGACGCGCCGTTGAGATCGCGTCGGTGCTTGACGTCAATACCTGTCCACCCATACAGTTGGCAGTACAAAGGAAGGGCGAGTAGATGTACAAGGATTTTGGAAGATTGACGATTCACGTCAACCGTTACAGCCTGACTAATTTTGGTATTGGCTTTGACTACTATCACGAAGAGTATTGGCACGAGCCACTAGAGATGGTTCGAGTCTTGCAACTAAGTTTGATTTTCTTCAACGTGACCATTACCCTTTGGGATGGGAATTGGAATCGGGAGGAAAAGCGGTGGATATAAAAGATGTTCTAATGGAGGCGCTCTACGATAAGGAGAACAATCGTGGGCGCAGTAAGCAAACTCAGATTGGCCCATCAGAACTTGGTGGGTGCCGTCGTAAGGTCTGGTACAAACTCAATAGCCAGCCTGCGACCAACGGTGGCGAACTCAAACTTGCAGCGATTATGGGAACAGCCATACACTCTGCAATCGAGAAAGCCATTGCCAAACACGACAACTTCATAATCGAAGAAACAGTAGAGTTCAATGGAATGAAGGCTCATATCGATCTCTTCATTCCAGAGACAGGCGATGTGGTGGATTGGAAAACTACCAAGGCTAAAAATCTTGCGTATTTTCCAAGCAAGCAACAGCGCTGGCAAGTTCAGGTGTATGGCTATCTGCTTGATAAGTCGGGGAAGGGGAAGCCCCAACGAGTCAATCTGGTAGCCATACCCCGTGATGGTGACGAGCGTGACATCAAGGTCCACTCGGAACCCTACGATGAGAACATTGCACTCGAAGCACTGAACTGGCTAGAGGCAATCAAGGCTTCGGAAGAAGCGCCAGCACCTGAGCGAGATGAAAGTTACTGCAAGTTCTATTGCAAGTACTTTGACGCGTCGGGTGAGGTTGGATGCGTTGGTCTAAAAAAAGAACTTATCGTGCAGAGTGATATAGAAATCGCTGACCCCACTGCACAGAGCAACGCGCTTGAATACCTGCAACTAGATCAGAGAATCAAGGAACTGGAAGCGAAGAAGGATTCGCTGAAGGAAGCCTTGACTGGCTTTACAGGAGTGACTGAGACGGGCGTACGCGTCACGTGGACGACGCTTCCTGGAGCAAAGACTGTGGACAAAGCCGAGGTAGAACGACTACTAGGCTACCTTCCCACGAAAGAAGGTAAGGAGTCCGTGCGACTCCAAGTGAAACATATAGGAGATAACTAAAATGGCTGCACCTGATTCAACAAAACTTCAGGTCAACTTCAAGTTGAATGATGGAACACTCATCAACGTCTACGCAGATAACGCAGGAGAACTGGAGAGCCTGCTTACTACTATCCAAGATACGGCGACACTGATCCAAAGTGTGAGTCAATCTTTGGGAAGCACTGTTAGGACTGCACCCGTTTACAATTCTGGACCGTCAGCCGCACCAGCGCCAGCCGGTGAAGGCGAAAGAGTCCCAGACAAGTACGGCAACACGTGGGTCTACGGCATCGCACAAGCACCAGACTGCGCTAATGGAAAGATGGTCTTGAAAGAGGGCATCTCTGAGAAGACTGGTAAGCCTTACAAGGGTTGGTATGACCCAGCCGCTGGTCCAAGATGGCAAGGTCCTAAGATCGCACAGGAGTTCCGAGCCAAGACTATTTGGATCTAGACCTATGCGCTCACCGAGGGAGTTCGAGAACCCTCTGTGCGCTCAGGTGGATGGGGACGCTTGGTTTCCAGAGAAGGGTGCCAACATCATTGGCGCTCAGAGTATCTGCCACAAGTGTCCTCATCGCACTGAATGTGCGGAATGGGGTATAAAGCACGAAGTACACGGGATATGGGGTGGCCTGTCGGCAAATGATAGGCGTCTCATTCGCCGTAAAAAGAATATCATTCTGGAAGTACCAAGCATTGAGGAGTGGCTAGGTAATGCTCAACCTCGCAAGAGCCTGGAGTAGTACTACTACCAAGGCAACACCACTGCCTGAAGTGTGGAAGACCTTGACTGCTAAGGAGATCAAGTTCCGTCGCGGTCAGGTATGTATGGTTGCTGCTGCGCCGAACGCTGGCAAGTCAATGCTGGCTCTCATCTATGCCATCAAAGCAGGAGTGAGGACGCTCTTCTTCTCAGCCGATACTGACGCTTCAACTATCACGATGCGAGTCGCAGCAGCGATGAGCCAACACGCTCAGAATGTAGTAGAGCAATCACTGCAAAAGAATCCCCACTACTACGACGAAGAGTTAGCCAGAGTCACCAACATTGAATGGGTCTTTGACTCATCACCGACGCTGGATGATATGGAGTTGGAGATCAAGGCATACGTCGAACTCTATGGCGTGATGCCAGAGTTGATCGTGATAGATAACCTGATGAACGTCGTCACCGACTCAGAGAATGAGTGGGCCGCACTTCGTGCGATTATGGCAGAACTGCACGATATGGCTCGCAAGACAGAAGCCTGTGTGCTGGTCCTGCACCACGTCTCAGAGGCGAGTGAGTACGGGTCACCGACACTGCCGCCACCACGCCGGTCTATTCACGGCAAGATCAGTCAGTTGCCTTCGACCATCCTGACTCTGGGCTACGACCCAGTGCAGGGGTTACTCAGGGTAGCGGCTGTGAAGAATAGGTTTGGTCAGCACAGCGCAGACGGAAGCGATATGGGTACGCTCTTCGTGAACTTTGCTACCTGCCAGATTCACGATGCCGATGCACAGGGTAGGTCTATCAGGCGTGATGCCGCCTTTGCCTACGCTCAAAGTAACTACACGAAGGATCCTGATGATTTCTAATCTTGTCATCATCCCGTCACGGGGTAGGCCAGAGAATCTGGCCCGTTGCATCGACCACCTCAAGACCTATAGCGTGGTCTCTGACTTCGTAGTAGGTCTGGACATCGACGATGAGCAGAACTATCCGCGCCTTGATGGTGTGATGTATGAGGTGGGCGAGCGCAAGTTGATGATCGCTACCCTCAATGAGATTGCTATGAAGTATGTCGACAAGTACTTGTTCCTAACATTCTTAGGTGACGACAACATCGTCACGACTGAGGGCTGGGACTTGGCTATGAGCGTGACGCTGGCAAAGAATGGATACGGGATTGCCTACGGCAACGACCATCTCCAAGAAGAGAAGTTACCCACCTCGATAATGATTACTAGCAACATCGTCAGGGCGCTGGGCTTTATGGCGCCACCAACACAGAAGCATCTCTACGCAGATAACTTCTGGCAGGCGCTAGGTAAGGGACTGGGTGCGCTCTACTACTTCCCGTCCGTTCACTGGGAACACCTGCATTACCTCAATGGCAAGGCTGAAAAGGATGCCATCTATGAGGAAGCCAATGCTGATAGTAGGTACAAGGAGGATCGAGATGCCTTCGCTACATATATGAGCGAGCAGTATGTCGATGACGTCAAGCGTGTCAAGGAGGTCCTCGGTGTCCAGTCCCAAGTACAATAAGGTCAAGGGATCCAAGTTTGAGGTAGATGTGGCGAAGTTCTTGCGCTCTGTCGGTCACTTCGTTGAGCGACTAGCCAAGGCTGGGGCCAAAGATGAGGGTGACTTGGTTGCCATCGTCGCAGGTCAGACCTACATTCTTGAACTGAAGAACCGTAAGAAGATAGATCTCCCTGCCTTCTGGAGCGAAGCGCAGGTAGAAGCAGAAAACTATGCGAAGGCTCGTGGCTTAGAGCAGAGTCCACCAGCCTTCGTCATAGTCAAGAGACGCAACCATCCAGTCAACAAAGCCTGGGTGGTTCAAGACCTAGAAAGTTGGTTACGCAATGCCAGTTCCTAACGGTGAGATTACAAGCACAGACATCTACAACCAGCCGGTCGAAGAGCCGGTGGTAGAAGAAACTAAGGAGGAAGAAGACAATGAAGAAGTTTCATCTTGAGTTTTCTAGAGTTGGGGTATGTGAATACGAGCCACTCTGGAAGCAGATTTTTTGGGTCTCCGTCTATGAGTGGGATAGCCACCCATACGGGCTGACCATCCGTGTCCTGGGATTTGATTTCAATTTTTATGTAGGCAAGTGGGACGACGAAGATGATCTGTGATTCCTGTAAGACGGGTGCATACTTCAATAGTCAGCACAAGACCAAGGATGCCCAAGACTTTCACAACAACTGTAAGGGGTGCGAGTGTCAGCACAAGACTGGAGTAGGGTGGTTCGCACGAAAAGGCGAGGCCGTTCCGCCGATGCGAACTCAGTCCCCATAACACTCGTCGTCGAGTTCTATGGTGGCGAGGTGAAGCAGGGTCGCAACGCCAATGTCAAGTGCTGTATGCACGACGACAGTAGAAGGTCAGCGGTGATGAACACCTATGACAACCTGTACTTCTGCCACACCTGCGGTAAGGGTGGAACAGGAGTCAATATCATAATGGAGATGGAGCAGGTGGAGTACAAAGATGCAGCAGAGCGAGCAATCGAGATCGCTACTAGAGGCGGTCACACATTACAGTCAGGGTCTAAGCGAAGAGGCAGAGGCATATCTCGCAGGACGTGGGATCTCTAGAGATGTTGCCAGAAGATTCGAGTTGGGAACAGTCGTCGATCCGATCAACGGTCACGAGGAGTACGAAGGTTGGCTATCCATTCCCTATCTTACGGCGCTGGGTGCGTGTGTCTCAGTCAAGTTCCGTCGCTTGGACGACGGCAAGCCGAAGTATGGGCAACCGACTGGACAGAAGCAGCACCTCTATAACGTCGCTGACATACTCACTATGTCTCCGCGTATCGTTGTATGTGAAGGGGAGTTGGATGCAGTTGTGGTCTCTGGAGTTATCGGGATCCCAGCAGTGGGAGTCCCAGGAGTCACGGCTTGGAAGCCCCACTTCCCTAAGTTATTCACGGGTTACGATACCGTCTATATCGTCGGGGACAACGACTCCAAAGAGGATGGTACGAATCCAGGACAAGAGTTTAGTAAGCGTGTCCAATCCGACCTAGGTAACGGGGTTATCGTTACACTACCGGCTGGTATGGACATCAACGAGTTCTATTTAGTTCACGGAAAAGAAGCAACTGAGAGCCTATTAGGGGGAGCGTATGTATGACAACCAAGAAGGAGTTATTGGAAGTGGCAGAATTGTTGACGGCTACGGGGATGATCGTAGTCTCGATCGACTACAAGGCTGGGACATTGACGGTCAAACCAATCCCCGTGAAAAGGTAGGCGACGAGTTTGTTACTGACGTATGGAACATCCTTGACGCTGCCGGAAATCTGCTCATCCGCAAGCATCACGATTACGGTCCAAAGAACATCGCTCACTCTCCAGGTGGCGCACTCAACGGATTGCGAGTTAGGATGTGGGACAAGGTTGCTCGCATCAACAACCTCCTCGATTCAGGCGTTACACCATCTAATGAATCACTACGAGATTCCTTCATAGACCTCCTCAACTACAGTGCCATAGCGATTATGGTCCTTGATAAGAAGTGGCCCGAACTACCCAATGACTAGAGAAGAAGAGCAAAAGTTACGAGACAAGATTGCAGAAGAGTTGCACCGACTAGGTTCTAACTCTGATACCTATGTAGGTCACAATGCCTACATCCCAGCATTTCAAGCGATAAAGGTTGTCAAGGGTAACAATGACTGATCTTCACCCATCCTTCAACGACATCATCCCTTCGGTGGTGACTGTCGTCTTTCGTAGGTACAAGAACTTCGTCGAGCGCAAAGATCTCAGCCAAGAAGCATACGCTTTCGCCGCCCAACGTGGCGCTAAGTTTGCTGAGCAGTTAGATGAGCCGAATGAAGAGTTGCGTAAGGCGAACGAGAAGAGGATCGGGTATCAGATCAAGCGCCACTTAGAGCGCTACTGTCGCAAGGAGAAGGCGCATAAGTCTGGCTACACCACACAGGATGAAGCCTTCTATGAGACTGTCACCATCGCACAACTTCTGCCCTATGTGATCGCCTCCGTCGTCAATGAGACTGCGCTAGAGCAGGCACAGAACCTTATCAATGATGGTCAGCCACGCAAGCCAGCCGCCCCTGCTGAGGGTGGCACACTCCTTGCTATCTTGGTAGACATCAAGAAGGCATACGAGATGCTAGAGCAGGACGAGAAGGACATCCTTCGGCTTCGCTACCACGAAAACCACACGCTTCAGATGCTCGCTCAGTACTTCGAGTGTTCCATATCAACCGCTGAGAGGCGCTCGAATAGCGCCCTTCGTAAGTTACAGAACAACCTCGGAGGGCAGAGTCCTTGGGTATGAACGAGCAAGAGTTATTCGATCACCTCAAAGGTGGCTGGTATCCCGATCTCGTCAAGAGTGAGGGACAGTTTGATTCCTTTGACTGTATCTCTGAGCAGAATAAGCAGTATATAGAACTCAAGTGTCGTCATACCCACTACCCAGACCTACTGATTGAGCGCTCCAAGTATGTGCGTCTTGTCTGTGAAGCGCAGGAACTCAGCCTTGATCCTTGGTATATCAACTCCACGCCAGAAGGTATCTACGCCTTCGACCTTACTCGCGTCCCTGAACCCGACTGGACTTCACGCTGGATGCCAGAGACAACAGAGTTTGCCAGCAATAGAAAGATTATCAAGGTCGTGGGCTTCCTCCACCTTGACTATGCGTTAGCAGTAGATTAGATGCTGTATCCGTATAAGTGTTCTTCTTGCTCCATAGAGTTTGAGGTTGAGCGATCCATTCACGCTGAGTCCAGCGCACCTACCTGTCCTGAATGTAAGGTAGAGATGGTGCGTATCTGGTCCTCTCCCTCCATCACCTTCAGAGGTACAGGCTTCTACTCCACTGATAAATAGAAACAAGTAAGCCCCTCTGGTAATCGAGAAACCCAGAGAGGCTACTTGCGGAGGGGCTAGTACGGAAGGGGTTACCAGCGCACCTCTAGTCTAGCACAGGCTTACACCTGTGGCAGGTAAACTCGATGAGAGTGTCGCGCTTGACGACCTCTCCCTCGTCCTCCCAGAACTGATCGCCACACCCTCCACAACAGTACATATCCCTATCCATTCCCTCTCCCTCCTCTAGTAGTGGTACTTCTTGAGCCAGAACGCCCACGCCCGACAAGGCGTCTCGTAGCGGTGGGACACATACCTAAGTCCCTTGAGGATTTGGACGCGAGGATTCTCTGACCTCTCACCAAGGCGTTGAGCAATACCAAACGCACTTGATTCGGGGTTGTCGGCGCGGTGATCAAACCTGCTCTCACTGGACCAAAGGGCGTTGAGACACTCCCACTCCCTCCCCTTCCATCCCCACCCTGAATGAGCGTAAAGACGGGCGATCCTCCGGTTCTCCCTCTTCTCTGCCATCGTTGTCTTGGTAGGTTCACGATCTACCTCTACCGCGACGGGGACGGGTGGGCTTGCGAGTTCCCTTACGCCGACTACGGACAGGAGAACCGCGACCAGCAAGACTACTCCATACCTTGCCCTCTTTCTCATCCTTCTTCCTTTCCTCGTCGTACAACTCCTTGTAATCATCGGGGTACATCTGTCCAAGTCTAGCAAGAGCGCGATCCCTCGCCCTCCGGTAGTTGCGTTGCGAGGTGGCGATGTTCTCTGCCACCTGAAGCCTTCTCTCTCTATCTCCCATTGACCAACTCCTCCATCTCTAGTAGTAAGTAGAACAGCACCATAGCAATTATCACACCGACTGTAAGACCCATTTCTTCACCTCATCCATAGCACTCGACCTTACACCTCGAAAGAATGGGGTGATGTTGATAGCCTCTTTGACCTGCCACATATTCTCTCCCTCTCCTTCCCACTCACTGACCCAGATACTCACAGGCGGTTCGCTATGCGTGAAGAAGTCGTAACACTCCTTCGCACTCTCCCCTCCCCATATAGAGCCAGAGAAATCCCTGATCTCATAGAAGATATGACTAGACATTGACTTCCCTTCTGTCTAAGTCGTGGTCGATAACCTCCACCACTACATCATCGGGTCGCTCAGTTACCCAAGCCACCCCTCCCCTCACTTCGATTACTACCTTACGCATCTTCTTCCTCCATCTCTGCCTCTAAGTCCCTCACGAATGTCCCTCCGTAAGGAGTCATTATCCATTTCAGTTTGATCTTCGGCTTGATCGTAGAGTGAGGGACGATAGTTCCCCCTCCCTCCTCCTCACAGATATACGCGTGAGGCGTTAGCGTTCGGTGAGAGTATGACCCACCACACGCACCGCACTTGTAACTCACTTGCCTTCTCCCTCCTTCTCTAAGAAGCAATCGCACCTCGACCACTCCCACTCCTCCCCGTTGGTGGTGAGGTAGTAACCTTTCCCATAACAGACGCTACATCTCATTGATCGTCTCCTTCTTACACTTCGGGCAGGTGATATACCACGACCCGCTACATCCTTTTGCTACGACCTCACCTCGAAAGTCGCACCCTTCCTCACCCCACCACTCAACGCAGATGTAGTCGGTGTCCTCCTCGAAATCGTCGATATGGCTACACCTCACAACAGTTCCTCTAATCCTCCACAGTAAATACAATGAAAACCCCACTCCTCATCGTAAGTCCCTTTATCTATATTGTAAAACTTGTGGCAGTCTGTACATTTATAGTTCTTCACCTTCTCTCCCTCCTTCACTTCCTCACGACACACGCTCAGACACGCACCGCACACTTCTTCATTAGGTGCGTAGCCTTCCAAATCATAGTTACAACCACAGACACAGGCGCACACGCTCATCACTTTCCCTCCTTCTCTAGATGTTCTCTCATCACTCTAAGGGTAGCCCTAGCACTAGAGATGATCCCTCTCATCCCACTATCGTCAAACCACCCGTCGCTATTGTCTGCCCCGTAATAGTCGGCATCGGAATAGAGATCGTCCCACGCCTCCTGATCGAGTTCCACTATTACATAGGTCTTAGTCCTCTTGACTACGACCCCACTCTGACCACAGTCTCTAGCCTTGTGGTCTTGATAGAAGCGTGGCGGTATCTTTATGGTGCGCTTCATATAGCCCCCTTTCTTGGGTTCATTGGGATCAGTATATCAAACGGGCTAATCCCCCATATCATAAAGTGATCCACTCTGAACGGCGACACGCCCGACATCCGACAAGACTTGACTAAGTAAATCACTACTCATCTCGATCCCTTTCTACATCCGCACACGCTCAAAGGATAGAGACAGTCTCCGCATATGACGCTCACTCTAGATCCTTTCCGTCGTGGATACATTGACGGCACATAAAGTGAACGCCTTCCTCCTTGATAAAGGTGGCAGGATCGCCACAGATAAAGCACTCGCTCACTCTCCCACCTCCCCGTAGTGGTTGAGGTTATCGAGAAACTCAACTTGATAATCTTCTATCAAGTCGGGAAAGGTCGGGAACTCCATTTCGTTTAGCGTTCTTTCTATATCGTCCGTCACTATCTCATAGTGAAAGACCATTTTTAGATGATACTTCTTCACTCTCCCACCTCCGCACATAGAGAACATCCGGAACAGAAGTCACAGAATCCTGCCCCATCGTCTGATTCTTGCCTATCTAGAAGCCACTCCTTCATTTCTTGCCCTCCTCTATCTTGATGACCTTATATTCTTCCTCAATTACTAGAGTGTCGGCAAACATCCACCCTCTCGGATCGGTGTTGCTTTCCACCTCTAATGTGATGAGATATTTCTTCACTTCTCGCCCTCCTCCTCGTAGCATTGAGTAAAAGATCCGACACAGTAGCCCCCTCCCGTCCAATGGACAGAGATCGCGGCCTTGTAGATCCCCAGCAGTGCCAGGGCCAGCATTACAGCCAGCCCCAGCAGAAAGACTCTCTCGCCCCTCTTTGTAAGTCTCACGATCTGACCTTACTAGGCGCGGGGATATGGTGAGAGAGAAAGCGGATCACGCTAGGGCCGTAGCCCCAGGGGGACATAATTACTCCCCATTGACTCGCTAAGTAATCGTTACCGCTGTCGGTGTTATTTCCCTTAGGATCAAAGACGCGGCCCGCTGTGGTCCTGTTGCTGTCGATGATCTTCTGGGCCTCTACCGATAGGAGTGCCTCATAGTCTGGCGATAGGTCCCGATCTGTGAAAACGAAATCGGATCCAAAGCGCACTAGGCGCGGCATTTCCTCTCCCTCAAAGTGAACTAGGTCCGTATGGTATTCCTTTAGATCTATAGACCCGTCGAAGGTAGCGCCAGCGTAACGCTGTGCGATAGCGTCCACGTCTTTCTCATAAGGCCCGTCTGTCCATCTCACGCGAATCGACGCGCCGCCGCTGTAGGTGTCGGATCTGACGCTGAATTTTACGCCAGGGAAAGCATTTTTTAGGGCCGCACGTAGTAATTTAGCAGTGTCGGCGCAGGTTAGATAATTCCTTTCCATCTCTAGCCCTCCTCCCCATCGTTACAGCAACATAGAGCGCCACACGTGTAACAGATCCAGCCGCCGCCAAAGTGTGGCCAATATCCAAAGCGGCCCAGGCTGTCGATCAGCCTAGCGCCATCTTCCGCATAGCCTAGACGCTCAGCATTAGGCCCATAGAGAGCGCTCCCATCGGGTAGCGTGATCCCCTCAAAGAATCGCGCCACTGTTATCTCTTTGCTCATTACGTATCCCTTCCATCTAGTAGAGAAGGCCATCCTTTGGCCCCTCCCCGCCCCTCTAGGGTATCACTACCCTAGAAGGACGGGCAAGGATCAAGACGCGACACGTACCGGCATAAGTAGGCCGCGCCACGTGTAGAGATCATTACACTTAGACGCTACCGATTCCACTGAGATTACTTTGCCGTCCCCGCTGAATCTCAGCGTAATCGGATTACCCTTGCCCGCTACTTTGGCAAAGTCTGAGAGGTAGGCCGGATTCAGATTCACATAAGGCGAAGGGACGCCATCCTCTACGTCTGCTAGAAACATAGGGAAGAGATGGACGTAAGGAATCGCCCTCCCTGCCACTGATGGATCTAGGCTGATGATCTGAGACGCGCCTAATACGCTCACGCTGAGAGAGTGGCCCTCCACTGTTAGATTCACGCTGTACCCTCTCAACTTTGCCGCCTTCAGCGTGGCCAGCAGGGTCTTAGCATCGTCGTAAGATATGCGGGCCATCTCCTCCATTGCGTCACCTACAGCGGCCACGATAGGCACTGAGATCTCTATAAGCCGGTAGCGATCTGTAGCCGCCAGGATCACGCTAGGGCCTTTGATCTGAAACATTACGCCAGCAGTTGCCAGCGTACTATTATCAGCAAAGGCCAAAGACGCGGCCAGCGCGTCCCGTAGCGCGTCCCCTCTCACTGTTGCTGTTATGTCTGTGCGTGTTTCTGTTGCTGTAGTCATTACTTATCCCTTCCGATTAGGTAAGAGTGGCCGGTTAGCCCCTCTCTACCCTCCTAGAGTACTACTACCCTAGAAGGATAGGCAAAGGCTACGCGCTGACTAGATCCCTTAGGAGTGTCGGGCTGTCTGACGTAATCGGATCAGTGTCGGATATGTCGAACACGTAGCGCCAGGACCAGCGCATAGGGCCTTCATCATCCTTAGCGCCTATCGGGACCAGGATAGCGATTCCCTTAGACCCTTTCCGCACTATGCGGCCAGCGTCTCGCCACGCGTGAAAGCCAGCGCAATGCGTGGCGTCTAATCGCTGTGAAAGGATCGTGAAACAGTTTCTTAGTGAATAGTAATCTGTCAGTGTACTAGGCGGCACTACGCCACTAGCAGCCATAGCGTCAGCGGCGGCCCGTAGATCTTTGATGAAAGTGGCTTTCTCCTCTTTGGTACGCATTACTTGTCCCTTCCCGTTACGTGGATCCCTATTAGATCCATCTAGTGAAAGAGTCTAGGGCCTTATCCCCTATATCGTCAACAGCAAAGACGGGCCAGCGGGCCAGCGTGTCGGCCCTGGATGAATCGACGGGCCAGGGATAGCGCGGCGGATCGTAGGCCAGCGGATCAGCAAGGCCCGCGAGATCGACAGCGCCAAAGAGATCAGCGGGCCAGGGAAGAGATCAGCACAGCACAGCGGGACAGTTATTAGATGAGATCGGTTTGGGGATGGATGGCCCAGGGATGCCGAAGGGACAGACAGCCCCAACTGAATCAATAACCCAAGTTATCCACAGCAATATCCACAGGCTGTGGAAAAACCTGTGGACAACCTCGCGGAAGTACCCCCCGTTGCTAAAGGGTGCGACGCCTGACCTGTAACTCCCCAAATAAATATCTGCGCTAAAGCGCATCTATGTTATTGTGGGTCGCCCCAATATGTCCGATTCATACACATTGATCGGTAAACTTTTAGTGAAATACATCACATCGGCGGGAAATCGACCATTTTTCCCGCCTTATATATAGTAGGGGAGTGAAACGGACCGCACTAGGTTCACTCCCCGTACAGGGGCCGCTGCGTGGAACTACGCGGCCCTAGGAAAGAAGTGGATTTACCCCTCGCTCGTCGCAACGACGGCGAGGGAGCACAAGCCCGCCAGGGCGCAGTGCGTTGCTTCGCACCGCTTTTAGTAGGGAGAGGACTATCACTAGCCTACTACCTACTAGGAAGATCTTATGGGCGATAAACAATCAGCAGAACTAGCAAAGAAAGTCATCCTCGAATGTATTACCGAGGGGATGACGGTAGAGCAGGCCTGCGCAGTCGCAGGCAAGTCCATCAAGACCTACGAGTACTACCGCCGTTCTGACCCTAAGTTCAAATCCCTATCAGATAGGACGCGCCTTGGCGCGATCTCTAAGAACTTCTCAGAGGCAGAGGTCGCAGACCTCGACTTCGTAACCTGGCGTAAGAGGTTTCTCAAGACTGAGACCTTTGACCACCAGAAGAACTTGGTCGACGTCATAGAAGGACGAGACCCAGGCTGGCTTCATCCTAGTATGCGCTTTGAGCGGGGTACCGCTAATAACCGCATCCTCCTGAATATCCCGCCCAACCACGCTAAGTCCATCACCATCACCGTTGACTACGTAACCTACAAGATCGTCAACAACCCGAACTTCAGGGTCCTGATAGTTTCCCAGACTCAGCGCCTAGCGGCTGACTTCCTCTACGCTATCAAGCAGCGCTTGACCCATCCGATGTATGAGGAACTCCAGCAGGCCTACGCCGCAGGCGTCGGCTTCAATACCAAGACTGCCTCCTGGCAGGCTACCCGCGTCACCTTCGGAGAAGAACTCCGTGAGTCTTCTGAAAAGGACCCGAACCTAGAAGCGGTCGGTATTGGCGGTCAGATCTACGGCAAGCGTGCCGATATGATTCTGATAGATGACGCCGTTACCTTGTCGAACGCTAACGACTTTGAGCGACAGATCAAGTGGCTGACCCAGGACGTACGCTCCCGTCTCAACCCGACAGGTAAGTTGGTCGTCATCGGCACCCGCGTCTCAGCGGTAGACCTCTACAAAGAATTACGTAACCCTGATAGGTACCCAGGTGGCTTGGTCCCTTGGACCTACCTAGCAATGCCAGCCCTTCTCGAATCTGACGAGGACCCCGACAAGTGGGTCACCCTCTGGCCCTACTCTGACGCCCCATTCGACGGACAGGAAGAAAGTGATAGACACCCTGATACTGGTCTCTATCCCCGATGGAATGGTCGTCACCTCTACAACGAGCGTCAAGCAATGGACG